CTCGTGGACACCCCGATGAAAAAAAACGTGATTAAACGTTCATTTGTGGCCTTTTTCGAGGGTGCCAATCTCCAGGGGGAATTTCACGCGTGAAAAAACATGACTTGGCCAAGGCGTTAGGCATCAGCACCGCCACGATGTATCGGCACTTCCGCGATGGAATGCCGGACACGCTGGACGGCTCGCGGGCGTGGCTGGCCGGCGAACCTTTGCCAGAGCGCAAGCCGCTGCCGACTGCGGACGTGGACAAAAATTTAGAGCAGACGATTGCTGAGCACCGCGTGAAGGTAGCACAGGCTCGCCAGATCTGGGGAAACCTAATGGACGTGGCCGATGACAACCAGGCACGAGCCCAGACGAGTTATAACCAGAGTTTAAAGACGCTGATTAATTTAGAGGAAGAGCTGGAGCGCCGGGCGATTCAGAACCGCGAGATGATTCAGGCCAGCGAGAGCAAGCAAGCGATGGCTGACGCGATGACGCGGGTACTAGACGCGTGGGATAAGATGCCTTCCATCTGTTGCGAAGAGGCGAACCCTAAGAACCCTGCGGTAGCGATGGCCGCCATGGCCGGCTATATCCGCAGAATGCGTAAGGAGTTATCCGCGTGACGAAGGCTGAGCTGCTGGCCTACGGCATGGGTATGCTGGCACCGATGGCCGAAGATGACCCGGTGGAATTCCTGACGAAGCACGTCAAGCGGGTGCCGAGCGGAGCGTTCGACGGAGGGTATGACCCTAAGCGCTGGCCGTGGATCGCGGAAAGTATCCGGCTGTTTAACGACCCACGAACGCGGGTAATGGTAAACCTGTGGGGCATTCAGACTGGGAAGACTCTGAACATGAGACTGAACGCGACTTGGCTGATGGCATCGGCGCCGGCGAATATGGTTATCTACATGGACAACCAGGAGAACGCTAAGGACTTTTGCATCAGATATCTGCGGCCGATGTTTGACCAGGTTAACGCGGTGAAGTCTAAGCTAAGCCCGATGGATAACCCGAAGAGCGATATCATAGACTTTGCGGATGGGAGTATCGTGTACAATAATTCAGCCGGCACTGAGAAAGACCTGCAAAGAATTTCAACGCGGTACGTGTTCGGAGACGAGACGTGGCAGTGGCCGCCGAATGCGATACGCCAGAGCATGGCGCGCACGAAGGCGTTCGAGCACGTGAGTAAGAAAATGTACTGCAGTCAAGGCGGTGAAGTCGGCGATGAGACCGACCAGATCTGGGGCATGACTAATCAGATGGAATGGCAGTTTCAGTGCCCGGTGTGCCTGACGTACCAGCCGTGGCTCTGGGAATTTGTCAGGTTTCCAGAAAACGCAAAGCAGGCCGAAGGGTGGAATCTTAAGCTGGTGGAGTCTGGCACCACTTATGAATGCTGCTCATGCCAGCACCGGCTAACGGATGATAACGAAACGAGACGCAACCTGAAGGGGCGTTTCTGGGCTACGCGTGAGAGCGAGAAAGAAGGCTGGGTGGGTACGCACGTCAATTCGCTGGCGTCATCGAGCTGGGGATCTCTCGCGGTGGATATGGTAAAAGCGCGTGAGGCGTGGGATAACTACGCTGACGATGGGCCGAGGAAAATTTTTAAAACCAAGTATTTGGCTCTGCCCTGGAGCGATGAGGGCGGGGCTATCGCGGCGCCGGTGAAGGCGGGTGACTACGGCATGGCCGATGACTGGGCCGATGAAGCCGTGATTAACCGGGCAGGTAAGCGGGCGTGGCTCAGCTCGCGGGCCGATAAGAACGAAGACAGTATTCCGTTTAGAACGATGGGCGTCGATATGCAGGGTGACCACTGGTGGGCAGTAGTCAGGCGCTGGAATAAAGACGGCCACAGCCGGCTGATGGCGTTTGCCAAGCTGGCCACGTGGGATGAGGTGGAGGCGTTCGGCACGACCCATGGGGTTAACCCAGGGCTGGTGATTGTGGACTCTGGTTACCAGACGCTGATCGTATACCGCGAGACGGCCAAGCGGGGCTGGCGCTGTTCCAAGGGTTCCGCGAACGAAGACTTCAGCGTGAAGGGTGGACAGAAAAGATTCTACTCTGACCCGCAGCCGTACCTAGTACCGGGCATGACGCAGAGGGCGTGGCTGATTGTGTTCAGCAATCTAGCGGCTAAAGATTTGATGGGGGGACTACGCACGCGGAAGGTGCATACGTATTCACGTGATGCTACCCCTGAATATATCGCCCAGCTGGATTCGGAAGTGAGGCGCCGTGACCCGAAGACCGGTAAGAGTACCTGGGTAATGCCGAAAGGCGTTAAAGATAACCACGCTCTGGACTGTGAGCTGCTGGCCATGCTGGCCGCCGTCCGCTGGGGCATTGTCGGCCGAGACGCCACGGCCGAGACCGTGGAAGCGAATGAGCAACAAACAGACTAAAAGTATATGGCCGCTACTGGTTTATTCATTGGGGCAAGTGAGTCATGGCTTCTGGCTACCAAGCAGACTGCCATGGATCGCTTCGCTACCGGCCTCATCGTGGTCTCTTATTCTGACTCTGGCTCCAGCGTTAACAAGCAGCTGACGGCCAGCCCTAAGGAAATTATTCAGGAATGTAACCACGCCCTGTGGATTCTCGACCCTGCCACTTATAAAAACCTGCGCCGCCAATCCTGTTTTGACTCTCGATATGACACCCGCTCGCTCTAAGAAAAACGTGAAGGCCAAGGCGAAGACGCGCCAGGCAGAGCAGTACCAGGGTAACTATAATTCGGCTTCCTGGACTGACCGCCGTATTCAATTCTACGGCACCGCCCCTAGCGATAACCGTAATGAAGTAACGCAATCGACCCGCTTCCGACTGCTTCAGAAGGCTCGCTACGCTGAAAAGAATTACGCGAGCATGACGCAGTACGCTCTGGATATGGTGACCTACGTAGTGGGTGACGGCATCATGCCGAACAGCCACGCCCAGGACGAAAAGAAAGCGAAGCAGTACGTAAATTATTACCTGCGTAAGATGCGTAAGCCCACGATTGATGGGCGCTGGTCTTACGGTGACGCCCAGAAAATCAAGGTTCACACCTGGTGCGTTGACGGTGAACTATTCGTGGTCTCCGTGGAGGACAGGCAGGGCGAGATTAAGCAGCAGATTATCGAAGCCCACCGGTGCGTTAACCCTGCCGATGCCCAGCAGGGCGAAGGCTGGTCGGACGGTTTTAAATTCGGCGCTTACGGCGAAGTGCTGGAATATAACTTTAAGATGGATGACGGCACTGACCGCAGGGTGCCTGCCGATAAGGTTCGCCATATCAGCAAGGCCACGCGGGCCAGCGCCGCCCACGGCCTGCCACCCCTGGCTCAAGCCCTCAATACTATGCAGGATCAGGCAGAGGTGTTTGAGATGGAGAAGACCGCAGTTAAAGACGTGTCAGATATTCCACGCGTAATCACTAAGGCTGGTGGCACCCTTGACCCGACCACGGCCGGCGAAGTCACCGGCAACTCTAGCAACCCTTATGATTCCGTAAGCCAGAAGATGGGCGGCAAACTACTGGTGCTCGACACCGGTGAGAAGCTGGAATACCCGGTGCCTACGCGTGGCACGAATGTATGGATCGGATTTAACGATGCCCTGCAGCGCATGATCTGCGCCGGCGGCCTGCCTTACGAATTCGTTCACGATAGCACGAAGGCAGGTTCTGGCACCATCCGTATGACTCTGGGCAAGGCTGGCCGATATGTCGGTTCGGTTCAGACTATGCTGATTGAGGATGACCTGACGCCCAGCTGGAATGAGATTATCGCTAAGGGTATCAGCGATGGGGAACTGCCCGATGACCCGGACTGGATGGAGGTATCATGGACGTGCCCACCGGCACCCTCTATCGATAACGGCCGTGACGCGTCTAATGACCGCGAAGACCTCAAGCTGGGGCTGACTTCCTTTACCGAATTGTACAAGCGCCGCGCCGCTAACTTCGACACGGACAGCGAACAGCTGGCCCGCGATATCGCTTACCTGCGTATGCTGGAGCAGAAGTATAAACTGCCAGTCAACACGCTCAGTCAGCGTTATAATGCCCTGCCGGTTAACGACCAGCAGATTGAAGCTATTACCCAAGCAAACCCCGAACCTCTCCAGCAATAACGTGAAATTCTTACTCCAGGGATTAAAGGGGCGCGAGCCTCTCATGATTGAGCCTAATCAAGCGCTCGACCTATACCGCTCCAGCGAGCAGCTAGGCATGGTTGACAAGCTAGTGCAGATGGTGGCTGACCGCCCTGCCCCATCTAAGACCGGTATGATTGCAGTCGTACCGCTGGTGGGCGTCATCGGCAAGGGTCTCAGCTCACTTGAGAAGGCTCTAGGCGGCGTTGACCTAAACGACTTTACGAAGTCATTCAAGGCTATGGAAGCCGACCCGCAAGTGTCGGAAATCTGGCTGTATGTTAATTCACCTGGTGGCACTGCCACTGGCGTGGAGGAAGTCGCAGAGCTCGTACGTAATTCGACTAAGCCCACGGCCACGTACGCTGACCAGATTATGGCATCGGCCGGCTATTATATCGGGGCGGCCGCAGATCGGGTTATCGTGGCACCCTCAAGTATCGTGGGTTCGATAGGTGTACGGCTAGTTATTGAAGACTGGTCTAAGGCATACGAGAATGCCGGCGTTAAGATTATCAGCATTACCTCTGGTGACCTGAAGGGTGGGGCTGACGGCTCGGCAATCTCTGACGAAGAGATGCAGGACGCCATCCGCTACGTCGAAGAGCTCGGCGCCACGTTCCGCGCTGACGTTCGTAAGACTCGCTCTAACATCGCTGACTCTTCCATGCGTGGCCAGACGTTCTCTGGCCGCACCTCCGCTACCCTTGGCCTAGTAACCGGCCTGGCTAACTCCCTTGAGGACGCCATGAAGACCAGCCCTAATTCCAATGCCTGAAGTAATTATCTCCGATATTGACGGTACCCTAATCGATGATGCGGGGCTGTTAATCGAACCTGTAGAGGATTTTATCGAGGCATACCAGAGCCCGCTTATCCTGCTGACGAACCGCGCTGAGTCTACGCGAGACGCCACGGTGGCCGAATTGGCCGCTCTGGAAATCGAATACAGCCGCCTGATCATGAACGGCGGTAGTCAGGACGCACCCGAATTCAAGCGCAACGAAGTCAAGGCACTGCTCGACCAGGGCTATGACGTGCAGGCATTCATCGATAACCGCGAAGACACCCGCAACGCTGTGGCTGAATTAGGCGTTCAGGTTATCAACCCAGCCGAAATTATCAACACGGCGGCTAATGATGAAGACATGAATAAAGAAACTCCCGAAGCCTTGAACGCTAAGCTGACGGCTGAACTGTCGGCCCTCACCTCTGAGCGTGATACGTTCATGAATAAGGCTACCACCGCTGACGCCGAACTGACCGCTGCCAAGGCTCTGGCCGCTACCCTTTTGGCTGAACGTGACGCACTTACCCTGAAGGTTTCCGAATTGGAAGCCGCCCAGGCTACCGCGTCCAAGCAGGCCGCTGACCTGATCGCTAAGGCTGGCGCACCTATCGCCCCCCTTAACGTCACCCCAGCTGAGCAGACCGCTAAGCCCACCGGCAAGGAATTGCTGGAGCAGCTCGCGTCCATGTCGGCCGGTAAGGCTCGTGACGAATTCTTCACTAAGCATAAGCACGAGCTCTTTGCTGCCCGCAAGCGCCAGGGCTAATCTTTCCGTTAACACTATATAATAAACTACCATGGCAAACACCATCGACTCCGGCCTAATCGCCGCGACCATCAGCACCAAGGGTAAGACCGTTTTGGCTAACCGCCTCGCCGCTCTCGCCCTTTTCTCCAGCGACTTCTCCGACCAGGTGAAGAAGCCGAAGGACACCATTCAGGTTCCTCTCGCCACCGCCACTGCGTCCACTGTCCTTAACCCGACTTCCTTCAGCACCATCGGCGGTACGACCTTAACCAAGGCCACCGTTGTTCTCGACCACGTGTACCAGCCTTTCGGCCTTGAGTACGCTGACATCCAGAACGCCATCAAGCTTGAGAATCTCGTGCAGGTTAACATGGACGCCCTCGCTGACAAGATCTGGGCCCTGGCTACCGCTCCTATCACGGTGACTAACTTCGGCGCTGCTGTCGTTACCGCTGCTGACTCGGCTATTACGCCTAGCTCTGGTGACCTTGCCAAGCTCTGGGCTGGCGTCTCTAAGAGCCGCCGCCGTGGTCTCGTCACGAACGCTGGTATCTACTCCAACCTTATCCCTACGAACGCCCTCGGCCTGCCTCTCGGCACCTCCGGCTCGTACGGTTTCGAGTCTGGCGTGTTCTACGCTTCGTCCTTCAACGGCGTTGCTAAACTGGCTGCATTCGCTTGCGACCAGTCCGCTATTGCTGTGGCCTCGGCCGCTCCTGCCCTCGACCACGTCAAGGGTTTGATGCTCGAATCCAACAGCATGACCATCGATGAGCTCGGCCTGACTGTTTACTACAACATCTGGGTTGATGCCTCTAGCCGTAATATCATCGCATCGTTCGAAGTCATGTTCGGCGCCGCGAAGGGTATCACGACCGGCACGATGGCCCTGGCTCTTAACCCCTAATCGGAAACAGCCCCTGAAACTGAGCCCCCTTAACTGGGGGCTTTTTTTTTCCTAAAGATAGATGAGCCTCTACGCTGAATTTTTGCCCGATGCAAAGGTGGTCATGTATGACCTGGGCGTGCCCGGCCAAACGGCTGACGGCAGCCTGACGTTCCGCTGTATGATCTCGGAACCCCAGACCAGCCAGCAATTCGGTGAGGGGGGCTTTAGCGATAAGGTTGGGCACTCTGTCCGTATCGTGGCTGAAACGGCCGCATGGAGCCTCCCAGACGGCACCGCTGGGGCATCTGGCCCAGTCATCGTGGCTAATGCCGTGGTGGCCTCCCTAGGCTATGGCCGAAAACTGCTGGTTAACGGCAAGGGTGTACGTATCACCCAGGTCACCTATAAGCGCACGTCCGCGTGGGTAACCCTGCAGGTCATGGACGATGGGGCATGAGGATTCAGACAAAGATTGAACCCAAAAGCATGGCCGAATTTCAAGCGGCCATGAATGACTTCGCTAACGCGTCTTCACAGGGTATCCTGGATATCGCCCTAAAGAACGCGCAGCTGATGTGCCGGGAGTCTATGCTGTTCACCCCCCCTATGGGTCGCGGCGGTAAGGGTGGCCTAACGGTCACCGGTCAAGCGGCTGGTATGAAGTCAGTAGAGCGGGATATCCGTAAAGTTTTCATTCCAGTCGATAAGGGGGGTATCGCCCAGGTATTCATGTTAAGCAAGAACCTAGGCGCGGCCGTGAAAGAAAACAACCCCGGCGAATTCCGTAAGATTCTAGATACTGCCAGAATTGGCGTAATGAATAGGCTATCCCCTGTCATGCAGAAGATCGCAAGTGACTATGACGATGACCGGGCATTCCGTAAGGCTAAGAATTACCTGAACCGTACGCGGTACTCTAAGTCTGAGTACGGAACTATGCAGTTTGAACGTAACCTCAGGCCACTGCACCAGCGCCTGCTTACGCGATATGGCGGCCGCTTTAAGATTGGTAAGACGCTAATTAACCCTGTCGGTGACTGGCGTAATAAATATATGGTTCAGACTGACGAGGAAATCATATCCTACGTGCTAGAACGCCAGCTTCATGTCGGCCGTCTAAAGGCAGGCTGGTGGGACGCACTAATGATGATTCCTAACCCTAAGACCACTGAGGGTAACGAGAAGCAATATGGCCGGGCCGGCGTTGATGCATACATCAAGGCACAGTCGAGTAATGAAGGCCGCTTCAGCATGAACAGCTCACCTAGGGAAGTTAACCTAACCATTAGCAACATGATCGGTAACGCCAATAGCGTGGCCGATGAGGCAGACGTGAAGAGCCTTGTGCTGGGTCTACGTGTAGCCAACATCCGTAAAGACCTAGCAAACATGATTAAGCGCTCGGCCGCTAAGGCCAAACGTAAATAACTTTATGCCATTCACTACATCCGTACGTCATATCATGGAGGCTGGCCTAGTGGCTATCCTTCAAGCTGAGCCTACTCTCGCCGGCGTTAACATCTACCCAGGGGACAGCACCGACTTAGCCGTACACCCCAAGGTAGTCGTAACCTGCGAGAGCGCCGAAACTCCCAGCGCCTTCCCTGACGGCCTAGGGAATTACGATTGCTCCATGCGGGTGTTAGTATGCGATAACGCAAACGATACCAGCCTGGCTACCCACCGCCAGCGTGAGGCATCGGTGCTGGCCACCCTCTCAGACGAAGCCGGCATTAAGGCATACTTCGCGGCCCAGCCTGAGGTTCAGGCGTATATCTATCAGGTAACGCGTATCCCAGGCTCAGGGCAGGGTATTGACCCTGAGGGGAACTACTGGAACAGCCTGGTGCGCCTGCAAATCCGTTGCGTGGTTAACCCTGCATAAAGTGCAACTTAAGGGCTAAAGATATATGGCAGCCACTATCGTTGGAACAGTCGGAAAGCATGGTGTCTTAGGCACCGTTACGAATCTTATCGTTACCTCTTACTCCGTTAAGAAGGGTTTCGAGCTGAAGAATCTCCTAAAGAATCAAGACGGCATCACGGTTGGCGTACGCTATGACGGCAAGCAGCGCACCATGGATATTGAGGGTACGGTGCTCGCAATCGATATGCCAGACCAGGGCGCTAAGATTACTTTCGCAATTCAGACTGATGTGGGCACTTCTCAGTCAGTCACTGGCATGGTTGAAGACGTCACGGAGTCTGGCCGTAACGGCGATTACGTCACGTTCAAGGCTACCGTGGCTCAGTGGGATGCTATCGCGTCTTACGACCCGTACGTTCCTCCTGCTCCTCCGGCCTAATGGACGATAGGTTCATTAGAGCCTTCACTGACCCGGCCCAGGCGATTGTTCTGGGTCGTTTGGTTTCTCCCTTTTGCCTGCGTCACCGGGTACACCTGACGGCGCTTAATTCTCCTTTTGTCAAGGGGGGGGATATCCGGGCTTTAGATGTTCTGGTGGCCGTCAAGGTAATGGCCGGGGAGCCCATCGGTAAACTGACGAACCGCGAGCTGGGGGAGCTGATTGAATTAAACGAACACGAAACCAAAATGCGTTCGGCATCGCTCAACATTCACAATCATATGCTGGAGGCTAACGGCCCAAAGTTTTGGCAGAAAGAAGGCAGGGCTGGGAGCAACGGTGTGCCATGGGTATTAAACATTATAGCCACATTGGTCTCTAATGGTATACAAGAGACCCGGGCTTGGACGATGCCCGAATGTCAGGCTGTTTGGTTATCAACGGCCTTTGCCACGATGAAGGGCGCCGATCTAAAGGTGCTGACCAGCGAAGATGAATACATTCAAGATAACTTCCAAAAAATCCTAAACCGAAACTAACATGGCAGACGCCACAGTAACATACGAAGTAAAGGGCACGTCCGATGTGCAGGAGCAGACCGACAAGGCTAAGAAGTCTATGGGTCAAATGGAGAACGCCGTTGAAGGGCTCAATAAGAAAATGGCCAACTGGGGCAGAGACCTTATTTTGTCCTACATAGCGCCGATGATTCTGCTTAATAAGGCCATTCATTTTATCTCCCAATCTATCGAGAAACAACGGCAGGCCACGCAGGATGCATTAGAGTTTACCCGCAAAGGTGATTCTAAAGATTTAGACCAAAGCAACGTTAATGCGGCTCGCCGTATGGAAACGCGCGCTGAAGGTGTTAAAGAAAAGGCTTTGGTTATCGAAGGCCGCAGAGCTGTGACTGAAGACTTTCTGCGGAATGCTTCAGAGAAAGACATGGAGCGGTTCTATAAACGCCTAGGCCCAGGCTCTCAAGCGATGTTAACCATGGCCAGTTATCAAGGCGCCAGCAAAGATGCCAGCATTCAGAATGCCGTAGCAGATATCCAGAGAGCGGACGATATGCGCGAAGAGGAAGCACGTAATAAAAATAAAACTGGTGCAGGTATTGATACCATGGGAGTTCAGAATGCCGTATTCGGTATGGGCACTAGCCCGATTATCGCCTCTATGGATCAGCAGCTGGACGTGCAACGCCAGCAGGCCGACACCCTCCGGCGTATCGAAGAGCGTTTGCCACCGCGTGACGAAGACTATACGAAGGGTGCAAGCGGCACACCCTACCGTCCGACAATCTCATTTAAATAAACCAACCATATGGCCTTAATCACAATCGGTAACAACCACCTGACCGCTACCCTGCAGGAAGGGTACGTAATTGATGACGATACATACGGACTGTTCACCGGCTCTTGCGTGTTTGAAATCGACCAGAGCATGGTTCCTAATAACTCTGAAGCCATTCCAAACCCTGGCGATCCGCACCCAGATAGCCGGTACGCATTCATGCTGGCCGATAAGCGCAAGCGCGTGTTCGGTAGTGGCGGCAAGGTTCGCGTAACGGTTAATTACGTGGGCGTTTTACATCAGTCACCTTATGGTGAAGACGGTTCGGTTTACGTAACTTCTCCGCAGGCCACCGGTAATGACGGTACTAGCACTGAGCCTATCGAGAACCACCCGCACTTCTGGAAGCCTGTAAGCATCGGTGATCCTCCTGTGGCAGTTTATGCTGGTGACCCGATTGCCGGCGTGGGTACCGGAACTTCAGCCCCTATCGCTCCTGTTTTCCCACAATCAACACGGCCGCAGCAACCGCAGGATAAAAACACTTATTACCAGGGTAACCACGGTTCGCAATTTATCGACGCCGCAGGCAGTCGCTTTGTCGCTTTTGCCGACCCAGCCTTTCCTAAATTCTACGGAAAGAAGTCTTTCTTAAACCGCGTTACGTCCTGGTCTGGTGTCATTTACACCACGTCCACGCCATTGATGGAAGATATCCGTAACCGTAATGCTTCAACGTTATCCACAAACAAGATAAACGGTGTTAAGATTCTGCCTACTTATTATGGTGAAACGTTTGTTGCTATCGATGGTACGCCACAACTCTTATTAACTAACGTAGGTACTGAACGTTATTCGACTTCAGTTTATAAAATCACCTATACCATTCGGTATAATATTGATGGTTTCCCTACGGAGGTTTACGCGGTCTAATGAGCATACAACCTGGCATTGGTTATGATGTAGTCAGCACCCCCCAAGGGGAGTCGCTGGTCATTAACTTTCCGAACGGTGCAGATCAGCTGGGACTGCCTCCCAATTACGAACAGTTTCAAATAGTCATTGATGGAAATAAGCTTAAGGTTATGGGCGGCACTGTGCTGTGGGCACCTCGTTGGTATAATGACGATGACCGCCCTAACCAGTCACTGTGCGCTAATCAGTCTATCGTTCTTAACTTTGCCCGATATACAGGTGATACAGTTAATGAGGGGGGGGAACCTAGCTCTGCCTTTATGTCAGAAAACGGAACGGTTACCTTATCACTCTAAACCATGGGAACCATCAACAAGAGCGGGCAGGCCAGCGTAGTTAACGGCAAACTGGGAACGACCACTAGCTACTCTCTGGGCTCTACCGGCACGACCAATTACACTCTGGGGGCGGGCGGCAGCCTAGTCACTACGCAGTGGCTTATCGCTGGGGTACCTTGGAGCCAGACGCTTATCAGAGGGGAAAGCTTACAGCACAGTTGGCAGTTAGGCTCTACTGGAACCACTGAGTATAACATGGGGGCTGGTGGCTCTAAGACTCTTAAGTACACCTTAGACCCTGGCGGCAATATTACGGAGTCTAACGGCCGCTTATCCGGTAAGACCGGCACCGCGTCTTATACCCTTGGCACTGGCTCACAGTCTAACGTTACCTCCACGCTAGGCAAGGGCTCGACCCAAAGCTACACGGTGGGCACAGGTGGCACCTCGACCATCAGTATGGTAATTGGTGGGGTGCCTACGACCATTACCCTCGGCCCTGGGGATTCCTCTACGACCACGATTGAGGAAGGCGCTACGGCCGTCCTAGAGTCCGAAGCGATTTACGACCCAGCGAACCCGCAGGTAGAGTCTATTGACTATGACGTGGGTGAAGACGGCTCAACCGATAACACTTTTGGCGGTAGCATCTGGGACGTATGGCTATTTCAGCCCTACATACTAAACACCTTCCCCGATCAGCGTAATGATTACGACCCAATCTGCGTGGTCATGCCTCGCGGTGAATACACCCCTGGCTGTCCTGGCCGTCTGCCGTCCTTCATTCAGGATAACGGAGACTACCCTCCGGGCACTAACTGCCGGCATATCCTGGTCGGTTCTGCCTACCATAATGGCCAGAGATGGAAGGCTGTACAGGATGCCATCGGCACGCTGACGTTCCCTACTGAGAACACTAAACAAGACAAGCCGCCGGAAGACTCACCGGTGTCTCCGATTGAAGATGTTAACCATTACCAAACATCGGTGTTTGGGTATGAAGGTTTCTGGAAGTTACGCGTGGGCCGTGGCGGTAACGTCTGGCGGCCTGTGCTTGGTGACTGCGATAAGCAGCTGCTTACTGATGTAATCACCCCCTCATCGGTAGTCGGCCTTAATATTGGAGATGACCAGTATAGCCCATGGGCATCTGATAATGGGTACGTAGATATCTACGAAGAGTCTGATTATTTTGTTTATGCCTATAAAGTAGAGACCCTAGAGGACGCACTTTTTTACATCTACGTTACCACGGACGGCACTAAGGACTCGGCCTGCCCGGTAATCCTGCCCGAAGAGATTCCCACCCCTATCGTAGACCATACGGTGCAAGTAGTCCGCGTGGCCGTGGCTTTCTTTGAAGAAGGACTATGGCACGTCACCCAGAAGGTTATTGGCTCTATCGCTTGGCCGCAGACCGTAGGCAACCCGCCAGTATCACCAGAGTACGTTAACCAGTTTCAGCTCAAGGCCGAAGAGGTAACCGTTGATAGCGTCGTTTACGACGTACTCAAGGTAGCCAACGGCGCGCATATTTACCGAGACGTCTTGTCGGAATGTGACGAGATGCTTTACACGGAGAACCTTACCGCAGGCCCGGGCATTACTGTTTACACAAGCGGGGGTGCCGCTCGCCCCTGGTGCAACTCTGACGGGTGGATAGAGAATACCCCTGCCGTTTATATCTACGCCGTCCGAGTGGCAACGGATGAGGACTCGCAGTTTTACATCTACGCCAGCGAGGATGCAACTATTGCGGACGTTTGCCCTGTTACTCTACCCTCTGGGATCACGCCGCCTGCTGGAGTCTACAAGGTGCAAGCCATGCTCATTGGTTCGGGCTTATATTCCGGCGGCGAATGGACTATCACCCAGAACATCGTCGGTTCGATTACTTGGCCTCAGGATATCGTTGTCCCCGACATTGAGCAGTTCACCGTCAAGGTGGTACCCGCTGGCGAAGGCTGGGGCGTACAGGTAGCTAAGGGTCGTGTGCTTGCGCGGTGTGGTGACTTCGTCACGGCTACGCAGTCTTCCCCATCTCCCTCCTTTGACTATGTGGCGTTCGTTGAACAATGCCTCAAGGAGTTTAACGTGAAGAACTTTGCGGTGTACCCTACTGGCTCTATCATTGTCGGTGCCAACGCTGGTAGCCCTTGGGCTTCGGCTGATGGTTATGTCGATGTTGCAACTGACCATAGTTACGGGGTCTACCTAGTGATGAACCAGTTTGACGCTTCGGGCTATACCTCGGGCGCACCTTACTTAGCGGTCATCGCAGACGACGATGAAAACGAAGCCCTCGAAAAAAGCAGGCCCTACGGAGACAACAGTTGCGACTCGGTAAAGTATTACAGCGCGCAAGTGCTTGAGGAGCAACCAGCCCTTGGCCCTTATTTCATGTTTGTTCAAACTGACGTAACGCCTTCGTATTCTTTTGAGTCTGGGGTTGAGAACTACAACTGCCAACGCGTTAAGATTGCCAGCATCGAATATGGCGGCGAACCAGCGGGGTGGACTGTCACCCAGCACCTAATCGGGACGCTGACCATCCCAAGTCAGTTTAACCACATGGGGCTAAAGACTGGCTATATGCCAAACCATAC